TCCATAATTCCACCTTCAGCTCTATTTATTCTACCACCCATAGCCATCATTGGCATTTGTTCCATACCCATCATTGGCATCTGTTGTGTAGGCATAGCAAATATTTTTAATTTTTCTTGAAGAAAAGCTTTGTCTTCATTTGTTAAATTTGGGTCTTGCATTTTTTGCATTATTTTAATTATTGCTTCTTCTGCTGCTTGTGCTGCATTCATTTGCGGAGCACCCATGTCAGCACCACCACCCATGTTAAATCCTATTCTTCCACCGTTAGCTGCGTTTTGATACGTAATAGCCATTTCTGCTGGTGAATATTTTCTTGATGCAACTGTAGGTAAAAAATTTAATCCTGCTTGTAATCCTTGTTTTTGATCTAATAAATTTGCAGTTTTTTTAAGATCTGCTAATTGAATTCCTGTGTTGTCATTTGGTAAACCTGGTGTGTCTGATTCTGTATTTTTAGTAAACAAACCTGCTGTAAGACCACCTGCTATTGGTATAATGTTTTTACCTATTGCACTTGTAATCATTTCACCATAAGATTTATCATCTTCATTAGCATCATCACCTCCGGGTTTTTTAGCTAATAATTCACCAATAGTATTACCACCTGTTAAAACTTTGTTACCACCAAGACCACCTAAATCTCCTAAAATATCATAGTCAGGAATACCAAAATAGTCAACACCTGCTGCGGCTGCGGCTGCAGCTACTAATGGATTTTCTTTAATTGGATCCATAATATTTTTTTGAAACCATGATCCTATTCCATATTTTTTTCTTCCATCTAAACCCATGATACCACCGTACGCTGCTGTCTGTCTATCCGATACCATTTCTTCCATTTCTGATATTCGATCATCTCCATATTTAATATAAAAATATCTTCTTAAATCATCAATGCTTCTTGGAGGTCGATCATTATCTGATTCAAATTCATCTATTAATAATTTTAATTCTTCTAATTCAAAACCAGGTGTATCATCAAAAGCCATTTTTTTGTTTGGTAAAGTTGGTCCTGTAGGTTTAGGTGCAAAAGGATTAACAGGTTTAGTTGGATCTTCTGGTAATGGTTGACCACCAGACATCATCATCATTTCCATTTCTTGTGGAGATTTAGGTCCTTCGTTACCACTATACTTTATAGATGGTGCGTTGGTCATTAATTCTTCTGAAATTTGTATATCTGTTATTGCCATAATTGCCTTATTTTAAAGAGTTTCTCATACTACTTGGTTTTTGCAAACAAATCAAGAGGCGGCATGATAACTGTTACATCTCTTTGCACGTCTTCTTCCGGTATATTAGCGGCTTTTAGAGCTTCTTCAGTTTCATATACTTCACCTGTTTTCTTGTTTTTAATTGTTGTTATTATCTTTTCTGGTGTTAACATTTTTATTTCACTCATTATGTTGTTACCTCTTTCTTAATGTTTAAGTAGCTAATAGCTACATCAAACGAGTCTGTTGTGCTAGATTGCACTGTAAAAGTTTTTCCACCTTCTATTATTAATGGTTGAGTTAATAATTCTTTTGTTTGATTAGCTGTTAACGGTACTGATTTAATGGCTGTAATACTATTATTTATAATAGTTACACTAGGTGTACCAGCTGATGTAACTAATATAGATTTAATTAAATATGTTTCACTAACTAAAGGATTACCAGATCCAAACGGAGTTAAAGCAGCGCCGCTAGTGCTATTATCTATTCCTACAAATTTATACTGATTTACTGTTGCCATTAATCTAAAAAGAAACTTCTAGCTTCTATCTCCTGTTTTAATTCTTCTTGAAATGTAGTGTTAAGTTTCTCTAACACTGCATCTAAATCTCTAACTAAAGATTGTGCTACATCTTCCTCATACTCTGAGCTTGCTCTAGTTAATGACTGTACTATTTTTGCCATTATATTCCTAACATATTTTTTAACACATTATATCTATTTCGTTCTGCGTTACTAATAGTGCCTGCTTGTAGTTTTTGTAATAATAATATATACTCATTATAACCACTTGCTTGGTTGTCTAGTGATGCTATTCCATTACCATTATCACCATTATTAATATTATTTTTTGTAGTAGATTTAGCTGTAGATGTTTTGCCTTTACCAAAATTTTCTGTCAAATTACTAGTAAAAGCATCAACTACATTTTTATCGGTTAAACCAATATCGTTTGCAAATTTTGATGCTGTTTTTGCTATGTTAAAAGCTTTTAAACCTGTTGCAAATTTAGGTCCTAATAACTGTGGAGCTACAATTCCTAATACAATATTAGTAGCTAGATTTTTAAAATTAAAAGGATTTTTTGTAGGTGCAAAATTAATAGTATTAACAAGATTATTTTTTTTTCCTTCAGGAGTATTATCACCAAAAAAACCACCACGAGGATCAGCTTTTTTACCTACATTAATTGCATAGTCTGTCATGTAATCTTGCATAGTTTGCGTGGTTGTAGTTTTTGGTCCAGCTATGTCTGCCATAGTTGGTTTATCATTACCACCATCACCACCTGGTGCATTAGAACCATGTCCTGGATCGTTTTCATGTCCCGCATCTGGTCCATAGTATCCTGGTCGACTACCATCTCTTGTTGGAGTTACTAACATAGATCCAGCATTACTTCCCATAATACCACCAACTCTTTGACCCATTGCATACATTTGTCTAGCTTGTTGTAGTCTTGTAATAGCCATTATCGTCTTCCTCCAGCATGTATATCTAACCTAAAAGTTCCTAATTTCCAACTAGTATCCACAGCTGTGTTGGATATTGTAAGAGCTATAGCTCGTGCTCTTGCTCGCGTATCTACTTTTGTAGTGCCAGATGTAATACTAAAAGGTCCAAGTGATGAACTAGCTGCAGTATCATTAGGATAGTTTCTTAAATCTAATTGTATAATAGAGGTCCCTTGTTGAGATATAAAATCAGGAATAATTCTACTTACTCTCATAATATTTTCACCATCACCTCTAAGATCACCTAAATTAGTCGCTGCTCCTCTTACAACTTTTTGTGTAATGTCATAATCACCAGAAGTAATATTAGCTGGTATAGCTGTTGTCACCCCTAATCTTATTTGATTAACTCCTGTTTCATGTTCATAGTAATAAGAAATTCCTTCTGTGTTTCCTGTTACATCAAAAGATGTATCTGTGCCTGCATCGTATTGAGTTGCATGAGGTAATCCAAATACGGCAGAATCTTGCCAAGTAGTTCTAATAAATAAACTACTTGCGTTTACAAACCATATAGGTCGTTTAGCAGTTGAATCTAAATAACTATAAGTAACTGATTGTGTATTTACATTAGAGTTAGCTTCTGGATAAAACCATGTAACTTCTCCAAACAAATTATTGATACCTGCATAAACCATTTGATTAGATGTTGTATTCAAATTGTCATAAACATAGTCTTCAACTAAACAGTCCATAGATTCTAGCTTACCAGTATATCTAAAGAAACCATTATCAGACATCCAATAAGCAGCACCGTCAACTTCAACAGCTGCATTCTTTCCAATCAATCCACAGTTAGTTCCAACTTGTTCAAAAGCAAATGTAAAAGGAGTTCCAACAAAACGCATAGTAAATAAAGCTGTATCACTCCAAACATATAATGCGTTTCTACCAAGTTTAGCTCCCATGATCCGTGATCCTGCGGCCAGTCTTTGTGTACCAGCACTATTTTCAGCTGTTGGTGTATAGTCATTAATATTTTCTTGAGATGAAAATCTTATAAACATTTCATCTTGAGTGGTTTTATCACCAATAGTTGTTTCTGTTCCAAAAAATACCAAGTGACGATCGGGAGTAGAGACTAACATATCACGTGACGCTGTTGGTGCTCCTGATATAATTGTTGCTCTTGTATCTACTGCATTAGTTGCGTCTGCATTCCATTCAAAACATTCACCATTAAATATTAAAGCAATAAGTGTACTACCTAGGTTATCTAATGACCACATACCTGGTTCTGCAACTTTATCCGTAGTTGCTGCTGCTTGGCCCCATGCTGAATAACTACTAAAGTTGGTAACTGTTGCTCCATCACTATGAGAGGCGTTAGTTGTTCCTCTAACATTTCTAGTAATGCCAGTAAAACTTGTAGCTGTGATTCCTGTGTAAGAAATTTCTTCATTATCTACTTGTATAAAATTTGTTCCAGTGCTTGGAAATCCTGTAGTGCTGGCTACATTGATTGTAGTTCCTGATCCACCAGTTCCAGCAGAGTCAGCATTCAATGCTCCATTTAAAGTTGTTGTTTGAGGATTTGTAACGGTACCACCCCACTGTGATATACCATAACCAAAAACTCCAATCTGTTCAGCGGGTCCTACATGGTAATATTGAAAATAAGTCATGCCTCCAGAAGTAGTTGCTCCTGCTCCTGTTTCAGTAGCACCAGCATTTATTTCTAAAGTTACAGTTGATGGTACAGCCGTAACCATAAATTTTTTATCTGCAAAAGTAGAAGACGTAAAATTAGAACCTGTAATAGTGCTAAAAGTAGATGCGGCTCCAAATAAAATAATATCTCCTACAGAAAAATTGTGTGCAGAAGGAAAAGTTAAAGTAACAGTTGATTGACTATTGGTTGTACTAAAAAAATTAGTAGCTGCTGTTCCCGATGGATTAACTAAAGGGTGTATATCATAGTATACTCCTCCAGAATATACATATAAAATTCTATTTGTACCGATAGCAGCGTACTTAATACCTTCTTTATTAACCATGTGATGCAAGCCCCTGGCTACACCCGTTAATTTACTATCTCCTAATTGAGACCAACCACCTATTTTTTCAGGTGTACCGTACCTAAAACGAACGTTTTCACCACCAGTCCACTGTGATTCAGCGCCTGTAGATGTAACTTGTTTGTTAAAGCCTGGTAAAAATCCTAATTTTTGTAACATGTTGTCCTGTTATATATACTTTTAAAGGATCAGATAGTATCAATATTAAATAGATTTTTCAACAAAAGAACACCAACCACTAACTATGTATTTATTTTCGTTAGGGGCAGCAATTCCAATATGGGAATGAGTCCATCCAGCTGGCCAAATAACAAGTTTTCCCGCCTCTGGTTTTATTTTTAATTTCTGTTGAGGAAAACTAGTTTCACCACCTTTTTTTATAGTATTACAATAAATCATCCAAACTAATATTCGATAAGGAGTACTAATTGAGTGTTCGCAATGTTCACGATTAAAACTTTGACCGGGTTTGTATTTTTGATAATTACAAGACACATCTGTTTTCCAAGCAGCTACAGGACCTTTAGCTAAGAAAACATTATATTTTTTATATTCTTCTATTCCAGCAAAAAGATCATAAACCCATTCTTGTTCATAGGGATTAATTTTAAACAAACCACTATAAAACCCTTCAATATTTTTAGTTTTTTGTTCTACTAGTCTTGATTGATTTATAATACTAATAATATTATCACAGTATTGTTTTTTTATACCTTTCTTTTTAATTAAAATATGATTTTTATACATTTTTAAACAAAGTTAGCAGCTATAGATATACGTTCACCTTTAGATTTATAAGGAGTTACAAAATGAAATAAATTGTGTGGAAAAATAAAAAAATCTCCTTCTTCAATTTCAGGACTTACCTGATTAATTGCTTTGTCAGATGTAGACCCATATATAAATTGAATCGCACCCGGACCAACTCCAGTTCCTAAAAATTGTTTTTTTTCTTTTTTTAATGCAGCAGGAATTTTAAGATAGATTACACTAGAAAAATTACATTCTGTATGTACGTGCGGAGAATTAACTTCTCCAGGTGCCATGTAATTTACCCATGCTGTATTACATTGTAATTTTTGTTCAGGTTTTTTTCCATAATAATTAGGATAAATCTGTTCATAATAAATAGATAGATATGGAAAAATTATTTTGTGAAGTTCTAAAGTATTAATTTCATACTCATGTTTAATTACTGCTGAAAGATCTTTTGTCTTATCTAATTTTTTATCTTTTTTACACAATTTAATTAATTTTTTAATTTCATCTTTTGTTAATTTAAATTTACACAATAAAGGTCCCCAATAATAAAATTGATAATTTATTTTATGCGTCATAATTTATATTAATTAATATTCTATATTTTTTATTGCTACAAGAAGTGCTTTGATGCAATAAATTTCCTTTAAATTTTAATAACCGGTTTTCTTTACTTTGAATAAAATTATTTTTTTGAATAATAGTACCTCCATTACAATCATTAAGATAAAGAATAGCTGCATCACTTTTGTAATCAGTGTCTTGATGTTCATCAAACTTAATTATTTTATTTGTTGGATAGAATAAATTAACCTTAGCTCTAATTAATTTTTTAACTTTTAATTTTTTTAAAAAAGGTTCAATTAATTTAATATGGGAACTTTTAATTGAATTGTTATCATAAAAAGTGTGTATAAAATAACTAAAATAAATATTAGATATATATTTTTGTCCAACTAATTGAGAATAATACCAAGGAAAGTTATTTGAATTAAGTATAACATCTTTAATTTGTTTAAAATTTTCTGTATCTAAAAAATTTTCTTGTATCTTATACATTGATTTTCTTTCTCTCATTGACAGATATTAATATATAGGATATATATTCAAAGTCAATACAGATATGAAATTAGAAAATAAAAAACGTACTTATGATTATTGGATATGGAAACCATATTTTAATTTAAAAAACGTAAAACAATTAACAAAATTAATTGAAGCTAACATACACGGAGACGAACCTTCTGATAAAGCTGCTACAGGCAGAGATGGAAAACAATTAAAATTTTTAAAAACTCGTTACGTTTTTATACATAAATTAGCTAAGTTTTTAAAACCGTTATTAAAACAAGTTTATTATATTAATGATAGAGAATTTCAATGGGACGTGTTTAATACGTTTGATGATTTTGATCTTTGTAATTATAATGTTTATTCTTCTAAAACTAAAGACAACTATGAGTGGCATGTAGATAGTACAGGAGCAGACGTTAATTTTGAAACTAAGTTTACAATTTTAATTAATCTTTCTGATAAAAAATATAATGGTGGCGATTTTTTATACTTTCAACAGCAACAACACAACATTGTAGAATTTAAAAACCCTGGAGCAGTGCTAATGTTTAAATCTTATTTAAATCATAAAGTAACTCCAGTAACTTCTGGTACAAGAAAAACTTTAACTATATTTATAAATGGACCTAGATTTAAATAATCGATATATTTTAGGAATACAAATTGGACATAAGTCTTCTGTGGCTTTATATCAAAATGAAGAATTAATATATTATAATCAAGAAGAACGTTTAACTAAAATTAAAAACGATGGATCTTTACCTACTAAATGTATTGATCAAGTAAAAGATATTACATCTAGTATAGATATGGTAATGGTAACAAGTTATGATGGAGGACATAGTGCAGGCCCTATTAAAGATTATTTACTTCGTCTTAATTTAATAAAACACGATCAATTAGCTTTTTATACACACAAAGGCCATCATCTAACCCATGCTACTAAAGCTTATTTTAGTTCTGGTTTTAAAGATGCATTAATTTTTGTAGTAGATGGACGGGGTTCTAATTATAATCTGTCTAACGGTGCAGCTGCTTATGAAACAGTGTCGGTATATAAGACAACAAAAGATTATAAATTAAAAGCTATTTATAAAAAACTTTTTACTAAAGAGCCTAACATAAAAAATTTAAAAGTAAGATATGACATTGATTATCCAGAAGTAGGCTCTATTAGAACTCCACATATAGACAAACAAACAAAATTTGAAATTGTTGACACACATACATTAGCTCATATGTATACAAGTGTTGCTAATTTTTTTGACTGGCATAACGAAGAGGGAAAACTTATGGGACTAAGTGCTTATGGAAAACCAAATAATAAAATAAAAAAATTATTAAATACTAAAGATTTTATTAACAACGATTCTATGACAATTAATAGAGACAAGTTTCCACAAATAACAGATCATTTAGAAGCATTAGCT